CAAATAACAGGTTCAAGTACACCAGACGCGACAACTTTGGTCAAAGGTAAGGTTCAGCTAGCTGGAGATTTAGGAGGTGTTGGAACTTCGGCTTCAGCCCCCATTATCTCGAGTGGAGCTGTCACCAACGCCAAATTGGCCAATCTAAGCGGCACTAGTCACATCAAGGGTTCAAGCTCGAGTTCATCTGCCGCGACAGATTTAAGTTTAGGGTTGGGTCTGTCCATATCTGGAACCGTTTTAGGCGTCAACACGTCTTCTCTTTCTGGTTCGTTTTTACCACTTGTAGGAGGCACAATGTCGGGTGCTATCTCGCAACCTGTGGCTCCCGTTAACCCTAACGATCTAACAAATAAGGCCTATGTCGACGCTCAAATAACAGGTTCAAGTACACCAGACGCGACAACTTTGGTCAAAGGTAAGGTTCAGCTAGCTGGAGATTTAGGAGGTGTTGGAACTTCGGCTTCAGCCCCCATTATCTCGAGTGGAGCTGTCACAAATATAAAATTGAGCGTTGGTTCCAATTCAACCTTGAAAGGAACAAGCAGTGGTGGTGTGGTAAGCGATATTAGTTTAGGGTCTGGTTTGAACCTTACGGGGACTACTTTGACGGTGGACTCGACTACCTTACCGAAAGCTGGAAATACCCAATTCGGTGTGATTAGCTTTGACCCTTCTGGAGACTTGACACAAACGGCGGCAAACTCGGGTATTGGATTGGTTAAACCACAGGCTATTACTAACTCTAAACTTGCAAATACATCTAATAATGGTCAATTGAAGGGATCAAGTCAAGGGAGTTCTGTTGTTACCGATCTAACCATTGGTGCTGGATTATCTTTGACTGGTAGTACTTTGTCTGCCACTGCCGGTGTATTGAACGTAGTCCAATCTAATACTGTTTATACTATATTGGGAAGTGCAACTAGTCCAACTTCACCGGTTCCTATGCCTGGTTATACCGTAAATGTTAATCCGGGTCAGGGAGTCAAAATTAATTACTCCTGGAACTACCAAAGTGCAGCTGGAGGTACAACTTATTCACCTTCATTTGGATGGTCTGGTACATCCATTACAGACGCATTTCAAGCTCATATACCTGGAATTTATGGTGGTGGAACTGGAATACAACCTCTTTGCACCTCTATTTTCCAATCAACGCCTCCGAATCAGTATACGCTCTCAACAACCAATGCAAACGCGGTATTAAACCAAGATTTTACATTATCAACAGCTGGCTTGTATGGACCATCTCTAGCTATCTATTGCAATGTTTACTATAAAAATAATGGTGTATTACCAGTTTCACTGACACCTCTCTTTAATAGGGATTCAAAAACAGCGGGTGGTATTACTATTCAAATTTCTGGTGGTTGGATGGATTATACTTATTTTTAACCCTTTCAGACCTAATGTCCCACGTCCTACTGACTTATTGGTCAATTTGGACCGAAAACCCTTTAGGTCCCATTTGTCAAGGGTGATAATTTTTAATGATTACTTTAATCATTAAAAATTTATACCGAATAATATGGTATCTTAGTACCAGATAACTTAAACACCAATTTTAATCTTGATTCCCATACCATTAAGTTCTTGTAATAAATTTTTTGAAGAATATGGTATATTGCATCTTTTAATATCGACCGAACCACAACAGTGACATTTTTTACTACTACTAGTCATACCCCCACAATCACCACACACATTTATTTCAAACGGGTCACTATACAAGAACATCCGTTCGTTCAAGAACTTGGTTGCACCATGAGCCAGCATACAATCTTTCTCCATCTCCCCAAACCTTAAACCTCCACCTTGAGAACGACCACAATTTGGTTGTCGGTGTAAGGTTGTCACTTGACCGTGAGACCGAGCATGCATTTTATCAGCCACCATATGCTTGAGTCGATGATAGTACACTGGGCCCATAAAAATTTCATTTTTAACTTTCTTACCTGTGAAACCACAATACATATACTCTGATCCAGAATGGTTGAAACCATGCCTTGTTAGACTTTGACATAAATCGTTTAAAATAGTGCTTGAATTCTCCCTAAAAGGAAGACCATTTCTGTATTCTGGTTTGGGATCAATACAGTACAATTTACCCATAACAGTTGCTATAATTTGGTTTATGGTCATTCTTGACGGTATACAGTTTGGATTTATGATTATATCCGGAACCATGCCATCAGCCGTAAACAACATATCTTCCTGTGGATAAATCATACCACAAGTTCCCTTTTGTGCCATCCCCGAGCAGAACTTGTCTCCGATCTCGGGTAGACGTAGTTGTCCGATAACCACTTTAACTATCCTACAACCATCTTTTACGGTATCAATTATACGGTCAACAAAACCTTCTTCTCCCACTTGGATAACAATACTGCTGTCTACCATCCTTTCCTCTTCGTTTTTATTTTTTATGGTTACTTTACCTATTACAACATCCCCCTTTTTAACTCTTTGTCTTCTTCGAACGACACCGTTTGATGCTAGTAAACCATAATTACAATCTCTGGTTTTAATTGAATCCAATGGCACAACTATCCTTTCTTCAACGATACCGTTTTTCTTTTCCTCAACTGTATAAGTATTGTATGTGATGGATCCAAACAACCCTCTTTCAATCGATGCTTTGTTTAGGATAATACTATCCTCTTGATTGTACCCCGTATAACATGCTATAGCAACTATTGCGTTAATACCGTTTGGATAGTCGTTAAAGCCGTTGGCTTCTGCAATGTCTGTGGTAACAAGTGGTTTTTGAGGATAGTTTAGGGTATGTGAAACTGTTTCGGTTTTCAAATTGTGACATGGTACAAACCCTATGGCTTGTTTTACCATTGAGGTATAAAAACAGTTTCTAGCCGACTGAGTACGGTTAGAGAACGGTATTATTCCAGCGACTATACCCAACATACCACATGGGTGCATTTCCATAAATTTGTAAGGAATAGTGGGGTTGTCTACCAAATCTTTTGATTCGATAGCCGTAGGGTGTGTTTGAACCTCGTTTATATCAACGTATTTTAATAATTGATTGTTCATAAAAAAATTAAATGTAGGTTCAATTGGACATTTAAATAGTCGAATATTGTCCAAATTAAAAACAGGTCTAATAAGCCTTCCAGGATCTGAAAAAATTTCAATAATTTGTAACTTGTGATTGACCACTATACTAATGTTTATACTGCTCAAAAAATTAATGGTGTGGATGGTGTCAACGTGACCAGTAAAGAATGGAGCACCATTAACAAAAATTGGATAACATCTCTCCTTGTTTTTAACCTTACAATCACATAAAGCGTTAAATGTGGTTATCAGATCCATAATTTCACATGTTGGTATACCTGTGGTGATATGAGCGAAGATGGCCATATTCAACACTATACCTACTCCTTTACCTTCGGGTGTTTCAACCGGGCACACCAAAAAAGCGCTAGAAGGGTGTATCTGTCGAATCTCTGATGTTTTAGCTTCTTTCCCATCCTTGCTCTCTGGTATGACGACACGTCTTAGACTAGAGTAGTTTGATATCATAGAGACTTTTGGGTTTACTACTTGTGACACCCCGGTTCTTATATAAGTGTTGCGTTGAACTCCCCAATATCCAGACGAAAAACTGTACAATATACCTGTTGTGATGCCCGAAGTTCTTAGAAAATTTGAAATGTCCGGTTTTCGATTACGGATTTGGAGTATACAATTTTTCTGAAATTTCTTGTACAACAGTCTAAATAGAAAGTAGTACAGTTCGCCCGCTGTTTCAACCCGTTTATGGTTGTAATCGTCCCTATTATCAACCTCTATTTTACCTGTAAGAGTTAAAAGAAACTTTTTAACCATAAAAAACAAGAGATCTGCCCTTTGTTTTTTGGTTGATGTTATCCCTAAATGAGGAAATAAATCCATATCTAAACTTTTTTTGATATCTTCAATGGTCAAAGTACCAGTTGTTTCTTCTTTGTCAGCGCTTACGCTCATATTTCTGAAAACTTTTACCAATGTTTCTTCTTCATCACTTTCTGGTTCACTATCGCTATTATTATTATTTTCTATTGAAAATTCTTCAACACAGTCATTTTTTATGGTATCAATATACTTGTAAAGTTCCTTGGGCACACCAAATAGATCGTGGAAATTTTTACCCATAGTTTGAGGGTCGAAACCCAAAGATTTGAAAATTATACCAACTGGGATATCTACTAGTTTTTTCTTTAGTTTGAGAGACACGACAATTTTATTCTTAATCATTTTGACTTGTACAGATGTAGAATGGAATGTTTCTTCACACATACTTCTCATTTCACAGATTAAAACATCTTCTTTTTGAGATGTGGATTTGACAAAACATAATGGTTTATTGTAAGCTTTTCGCACTTGACCAATTAAAACACGTTCTTTTCCGTTTATAATAAAATAACCGCCTTTATCTGCTTCCGAATGACCATTAATTTTTTCATTTTCTTCGGGTGTAAAACGTCTTAAATGACATACATCGGATAAAACCATAATTGGAATCTTGGCGATCGGCACTCGGTATTGTTCGTTGATATGTGGTGGCTTTCCTTCATTGTTTTCGATTGTTTCAATAATGTCAACACATACGTTACCTGTATAACTTAGATCTTTGTTGCGAGCTTCCTGTGGGTACAAAGACCTAACACTTCGATCGTCATCTATAATGGTTGGTGACTCCACACAAATGTTACTAAATTTTAGAGAATAGTTGTCATATTTGATCGATTCATAGTTGATGCTAGGCTCGTTGTTAATGATGATTTTTAACCCTTTAGTCACGAACCAATTAAAAGTGTCGATTTGGTGCTTGACCAAACCATTAACTTTAAAATAGTCCCTGACAATGCTTAATCTATTTTGTTCTGATAGTATTTGCTCCATTATTTATTTTACAATTTTTTTATGGTTAAAATTCATTTTATATTTTTCGAGTTCTGTTGTTAAGAATGATGAGCTACTATGGTCCACAACAACCTCGTCCACACCCACGGCCTTGCCCAATTTCGCAGAAATGGAACAAGGGACTCACCAAAGAAGTAAGGAAAGTTCAGCATAAGTTGGGGATCGCGGTCGAAGACAGAGCTCCTCTCCCAGATGATAAGAAGAAACAAGAGAGATTCGCCCGGTAAAAGTAATTCAAAAAAAGTGGATTTTTAATTTTCTAAATGTTATTAAATAAAGGATGATTGCAGCATTCGATATGGGAATTAAAAATTTCGCATTCGCGGTTAAAAAAGGCGATGATTTTATACTTTTAAAGACCATTAGTTTGACGGATAAAATCGTCAAGAGCGATTTGAATCATTTAAAAAAAGATGAATTAAGTGAGATGATGTCTAACCTTAATATTTCTAAACCAGACAAAATTGTAAAAAAGGATATGGTTGACCTAATTTTAGTCAAAACTAAGAAAAGTAGCAAACCTGTGGATTTAGGCATTTCAATGTTTCAAATAATGGATGATTACCGCCACTATTGGAATGATTGTGATACTTTTTTGATAGAGAGACAAATGACCATTAACCTACAAGCTTTAAAACTTTCCCATTACCTTGAAGCGTACCTTAAAATCCACTATCCAGAAAAGAAAATTTTAAACTATGATGCCTCCATGAAAACTAAGAAACTTGGAGCTGAAAAATTAAAGACTAAAAAAGACCGTAAGAAATGGACTATTGAATTTGCGTCTACCGTCTTAAGAGATGAAAATTTAGGGTACTATCAAGCTTTAAACAAGAAAGATGATATAGCGGATGTTGTATGCATGATTGAAGCCTATCAAAGTAAAAACAATTAATACTATTTTTAATGGTTTAAAAACCATTAAAAATTAAATTTTAGACGTTCCACCAAGCATACGCTGACCATTTGTAGATATTGGGTATTGTCTGAGTTGCCACATCTCTCCATTCCTCTTGTTCATCAGCGACTGCATCAAGTCGGCGCGGTGCTGAAGTGCAGAATTGTGGAACTCTTCGACTGCTAGTTGGTTATTGTTTCCCGAAAACATACAATTTTTAGGATCTTTCAGTCTACCAGTCGACTCACCGAAAGAATAAATATCTATTTTGTTTCTAGTTATGTAATTTGGTGCCCGAGCAGCATTAATATCGTCATAATAAAATTTAGGCTGACCTAAAAGCTTATCGACGTAACCTCGTTGGGAGTCTGAATAACCGACCATCCTAGGGTCGTAAATCATACTTGGCTCATCGCCGGTAATATAATCTTTTTTATAAGGTAAATTGTTACCATGTTTTTGATTTTCGATAAACAATAAATCTTCACCGTTAGTAATGGACGTGTACACCTGTTTTTCTGGTACCGTCGAAACTCCATAATTCTGTAAAATTTGCGGTCTAGACAAGCGCTCTTCCGATACGTCATACGGACTGAGATAATTGTGGTCAGCAACAGCTTTTGGACAATTCTTCGTTTCAAAACCTTCTTTTATGAGTGGTTTGGACCATTTTCGACCACAATTACACACGCCTCTACATGTACAATCGTCAAGGGTTACGTAACCAGACAAAAACAATTCGTCTGATTTATGGTTGTTTGTGGCCGAATGAATCGTATAATTGTCTGTACCCCATTCGTACATATCCGCTATTGGTGGTATTATCATTGGAGCAATCAATGTTCTAGGGTTGACTCCACCAATTAAACGTCTCGTAGCTGTTTCGGTGGTTCCATTCGAGCTCAAAGCTTCACACCCACACCATCTGTTCATCCCTAAAAAACCATCGTTCTCGGTACACGTTGCAATGGTTGGTTTGGGTGTTGTATCATATCCTTCCGGTTTGTAACCATAAATCGATGCAATATTGTTATCGTAGTCGATAGGTTGATATGTCTCCATCTGAGAAGATAGTTTGTATGGACTAAATTCATCATTATTTAAATTGTTTATAAAACCAGCATACGATGGTGTAAATTGCCTTCTTGTTTTTATTGTGTTTGGATGGTCGTGAAAACCTTCTTTTAAAACAAATTTTGATCGCCTCGTTTTGTCGTACAATAGTGTACCAAACATGACGCTCAATACTATAAAGATCACTTCAATCATTTATTATATCTATAAATCGACCATTAACCCTTTCAGACCACCGGACCGACTTGTATCTTCTTTCTTTTATTTTCCTTCAAGAACGAAAGCGTTCGATACTCTTTTTTTTGTAAGGTATACTTTAAAGCTAAAGATGTTGCTAGGGTATTTGATATGAAAAAATTAACCACAACCACTTTATTTAATAAAGAAAGAGGTTACTCTGCACCTTTACATTACAAAACTTTTGTTATTGATGAATAGAATAAAGATGGTAGAACCATCTTAACATATGAAGGTTTGTTAAAGGTTATTTATACCCTTTGGAAAAAGAAATCGAAATCTTAAAGCTCAAAATGGAGTTGTTAACCTTTTCGACACAAAAATAATTTTTTATGCTTATAAAGCATAAAAAATTTAAATTTTTTTATTTGGTTCCCGTTGATCCAAAACCACCTAGACCTCTTACAGAACGAATACACGTGTTTGTGGTCCGTTCTACACCATTAACATCTTCTATCACGGTTGTAGGGTAGATTATACTTTCGACTATAAGTTGAGAAATTCTATCCTTTTCTTCGACCACAAAATCAACGTCGCTATGATTGTGCAAAATGACCATTAATTCGTTTTGATAATCTTCGTCGATAACGCCTGCACCTGCCTCAATACCGAACTTGAATGAAAGACCCGATCGTGATGCAATTCGACCATAAGTATTGAAGGGAAGAACAACTTTGACCCCTGTTTTTACGGCTTTACGAGACCTTGCTGGTATAACACAGTTTTCAGAAGATTTAAGGTCATATCCAGCCGATCTTTCGGTACCCCTCTCAGGTGCTATAGCCTTGTCATTAACCAAAATAAATCTTATTTTTGGTGGTTGGCTTCGCCCTGCTTTTATATTATTTTTAGTATAGGTATACAAAACCATTAAAATTAGCGTAACAGCTACGTATATAATATTATCATCAACCATGGTTCTCTTTATTTTAAAAAATTTTTACAAGGAAAAAAATCATTTTTAAATTTAGCGGACGACAAAGAGCATACACACAAACTACACTTTTAATGCTGTCTAAAAGCATTAAAAAACAATCTATCGAACCTTTTTAGA